ACCGCCAATTTCACTATTTAAAAGGTCATCTAAGTTGACAGATCCCTCGATGAAGCCCAGGCGAGGGGAGTTGGTCAGGGCGACGTTGTCGAGCACGCCACGCAGCACAACTGTGGCCGCGTCCTGGTCATCCCAGATCAGTTCCGCCAGGCTGTTGCCGTAGAAACTGTGCGGCTCCGGTGAAACCTCCAGCTTAACCATTGGGATCTCGTCCACCGGCTCCATGTCGAGCAGCTCGTAATTTGTGCCGCCACAAAGAAACTTGTGCAGGATTGGCACGCCAGTCCCGTCAACGTCCATGCGCATGTACGCCTCGGTCACCGTGATGTTTTTCATCGCCGGATCCTGGTCGTCATCGTCGCCGTAATCTTCGTCGTAGCCCTGGCGTTGGAACACCTCAGCCTCGGTGCCGGTGGTGCCCTGAGACATCCCGTCCAGGCGCATGATTTCCTCTGGCTCAAAGCCCATCGCGATCAGGTCACCCGCGCGCATGTCTGTGCGGTGGCAAACGACGTAGGCGTCGTCCATGTTGCGCGCGTCACGGTTTACGAAAAACTCCTCCGGGGGCACGCTCTCCATGCATAGCTCGCCCTTCATCTCGGTGCGGGAGATCTTAACGCTGTAGACTGGAGCCTCAATATCCATGCCAAACTCATCGAGCTGCATGCGCATTTCCATCTCCTGCTCCAGCACCTGGACGTCAGGATCCGCCGTGAGCAGCGTTAACTCATCCTCAGAAAGGTCTGAAAACGTGTATATTTTCGCCTTTGGGTAGCGTTTGTAATATGTCTTTACGATGCCTTGCTTCTTTACCAGGGCGTCGTGGATGGCGTCGTTCAGCACCCGGTATCCGTTCAGACGCTGGAATTCGTGATGCATGAAGCTGGTTGCCTGCTCCGCCAGGGCGACATCCTCCGGACCCTTCGGGACGTACTCAACCGGCTTTGTGGTGGACATGAACACCCGCATGATGCTGGGCTTCACCGCGCGCACCGTGTCACGCACCTTGGTTGCCACGACCTTGCTGCGACCCACTTCGTAGCCGATGTCAACCTCGCCGTCGTAGTAGCGCTGAGCCTTCAGACGCTCATCTGAGATCTCGCTTTCCACGAAATCGACCGCGTCTTGGATGGCGTCCTGGACGATGCTTTGGATTTCTTCTCTGCTCTTAGGTTGTAATTCCATCGTCGCTTTTCCTTATTGTGGGCCGAACAGTTGATCTCGTGCGATGCCATATTCGGTCGCCAGGTATTGTTGCAGCTCTTCTTCGTTTGCCAGTGTGCTTCCCACGCCAGCTCCGGATCCTTGCCGCTTGGTTGTACCGCCACCAGAGATTGCGTCTGAGGTCCGGGCGATGCCGTAGCCACGCTGCGCTACGTTCAACACTGGCAGCTCCAACATGAACTTACCGCCCCGCGTCGCGCCTAAAGCGCTGGCCAATCTACCCAAGATATTAAACGCTGAATTTGCTGAGTTGGATGCGTTTACCGCGCCGCCAGTCGAGCGTGCCGCCACGTTGGAAAATTGCGTGATTAAATTACGTTCTTCTGGTGTGAATAATGCCTTAATCACTGCCGGGTTATCTTTCAGGAGCTTTGTCCATTCCTTGCGGAAGTTGACGCCTGAGAAAACATCCCGACCTCCTTGCTGGGAGTCACCGGCGCGCGTGATACGCAGGAATGCCTCCTGGCGGATCAGGTTCCACTCCTCCAGCGGAAGCATCTTTTTCATCGTCATGATGTTACTGGCGATTTTAGGGTTGGTGGATAACCGGTTCGACGACACGCCGAATATGGTGTTTGATGCCTGCTCCGGGGTCACCTTCAGAGCCATCTTTTCGCCATCTTTCGTTGCGCGCTCCGTCAGCGTATTCAAAAGCCCGCCCTTGCTTTGCCATAAGTTTTTAAACTCTGCGTAATTTGAGACAGCTTGCTTCCATGCGTTGACTGCGCCTTCGTCACCAAAGATTAGGGCGTTATCGAGTGCCTGCGTCAGTTCGTTGTCTAACAGGTTTTTCAGCTCAATCGCTGCGGCTCCGTCGGTGCCACCCTCTTTTGCCAGGTTGGTGACCTGTTGACGTAGGGCAAACATTTCTCGGATGCTGCCACCCTCACCAATAATGGTTTTGAGCTTTGTCACTGCGCCCGCAGTCTTGGGGATGTTCATGAACTCAAAGCCCTCAGCGAGCTTGCCTTCAATGCGATCTGACATTGCCAGGGCCGCGTCCTCATCCATGAACGCCGGGCCGCTTTCGCGAGCTGTGTCGTAAAGTTGATTTGCTTTTGCTTTTGCTGCCTGCTGCTGTGTCACCAAAGCATCCTGGGCCGCAGCGCCTGCCTGGCCGGTGCCCGTCACAAATTGGGATCCTTGCGCGATTTGCTCTTGGATGGCGGGGATGTTTGCCTTTAACGCGTCCTGAGTTTTCTGTCTCGCTCCAACCATCATGGCTTCAGCTTTTTCCCCAAACGCCTGGCTCGCCGCCGCATCCTCAAAGAGCTGCTGGCCCTTGGACCCTGTGACCGCGCCCTTCGTAACAGGCACCTTGACCGGTAGCGTTTCAGCTTCCGCCATGCGTCCAGCCTCAGCGGGATCTATTCCGGCCTTAACCTTCGCATCAATTTGCGCCATGGTTTCGCGCGTCACTGTCTTGGGGTCGATGCCCGCAGTACGCAACTGCTCTTGCACAGCTTTCGGCAGTTCGCCGTTATCGCTGAAAACAGCCGCTGGGGCGCGTTTAAATGTGCGGTATAACTTACCGAGCAGCTCAAAGGCTTTCGCGCCTAAGCCACCGCCTATAGCGCCGCCAGGGATATCTCCGTACTGATACTTGTCGTTTGTCAGGTATGAGCTGACGGCCTCGACGACGCCTGCCTCAGTCGCGCCAATCAAGGCACCGCCAGTCACACCCGCAACCGGTAGACCCAGCGCTCCGCCGGTCATAGCGATTGCCTCACCAAGCGCCAGGGCGCCGGATCCGATCATCAGGTCTGTCGCATCCAGACCTTTCGGGTTTGGATAAAACCGGGTGTATTGCTGCGTCTCTTTCCCGTCACGATAAACGGGAGTAATGACAACCAGGTTGCCGTATTGGTCTTTATCAAATTGCGAGTTTGGCAGGATGTTCTTGATGCCCGCCTGCAACCTGTCGTCGCTCGCTGTGGTCGTCAGTAGGGCAAGCATCTGCCGAGCTTTGTCGTTTGGCAGGCCGAGGTTAGCACCCGACGCCAGGGGGATGTTATCCTCGCGCTGACCGCCCTTAAACCAATCCATGATGCCCTGGGCTGCGTCGCCAGCTCGATCCAAAAATCCTTTTTTAGCTTCTCCTTTAGGTAACTTTTTCAGCGCCGCAGCCATGTCGTCTTTTGACATTCCAGCCGGGAAATCAACGGTACGACCGTCGGTCAATTCAATTGTGATGAATTCTTCTTCCATTATTCCCAGCTCTCCGTATTAGGGTTCCATCGTGGACGTGACGGCGTTTGGTTTGGATCCGGGTTGCTGTTGTCAGTATACTGAGAGAGCAACTGTTGAACTGCGCCTGGAATTTGTGAGTTTTGCTCCAGAGCTTCTAACTTTTGATTTGCGATGTTAAATTTGTTTGGATCAGTGCTTGTCATATACTCGCGGATAATCCTTGAGCGCTCCAAGTTGTAAGCTGCTTTTTGCTGAAATACTGACAGGATTGCCCTGTTAGCTTCTGGCGTATTTAGCAGGCTCCCGTAAGAATTTAGCATTGCGGCAAATTCGATATCAGACGTTGAGCCTGAACCTTCAACGCGTAGCTGCGGAGCGATGCGCTTTACAATACTTTCGCGGAGAGAGGCTGCGTCACTAAACTCAGGAAACAATCGAGCCAATCGACCCTGCAACGGACCCGACGGCTGAACGTCCGTTAGCTGCGCTAACACGTCTAAGTCCGTCGCGATTTGTGCTGATTGATTTCCAGCTTTTAAGGCTGCGGCCCATTCTTCTCCTGTGTTCGTGTATAACTTTTCAGATAGCTTCTCTTCAGCTCCAGGCGTTCCCGGCAAGTTGATTTCGTTTGTAGTGCCACCGCCGCCGACCTTAGTCATGCTGACGATCTGTCCGTCCTTGGTTTTGACGTTATACAGACCCTCGTCGACTTTACCGACGCCAGGGAACATCTCACGCACTTGAGCCGCCGTCATGATTTGGCCACCCTTGCCGTCAAGCTGCTTGCTTGCAATAGCCGACATGATGTTGCCAGCCATCGCCGGGTTGGCTTCCGCCATCGCACCTAGTTTAGGGTCAATCGATTTAATCAATTCAACAGTCTTATTTTGCGTTTTTAATTTCTTGCGCTCTTGGATATCGTTAGCCGCCATGGTCATTAACGGTTTCAATTGGTCTGGGTTGCCAGATAGAGACATCAGCGCAATTGCCAGGCGATCAGAGGCTTCCTCATCATCACCAGAGATTGCTCCCTTCAGTTTATCAAAGCCGCCGCCGACCGTTTGACCAATGAAGTCAAAAAGGTTTGGGCTTTTCTTTTTAGGTTGCCCGGTGTTGATCGGACCCAGTTTTGGGTTAGCGTTGAGCGGTGCGTTACTGTTTGGGAGCATGGGCTTGTCCTTCGTAGATTTGCTGCCAGCCGTGCCGAATAAATGGTCGCCAATTTGCGTCCAATCCCCGCCAGCGCTTTTGCCCCACCGAGGGTTCGACAGGGCAGGGTTGTAAAAGTTTAACGCGCCCTTTGTAGGGTCGTTGTAGTTGCCAGCCAGGATCTGGTCCGCCACAGAGTAGGCCATTTGGCTTGGCTGTAGGTTCATCATGTCCTGGCCTTGCGCGCCGCCAGCGAACCCGGTGTAGCTGTTCCAGGGGGAAAACTGGCCGGGCTTCAGTATGACCTCTTGCAGGCTGCTGCCGAAACCGGGGTTGCGCAGCCGGTTCATGATGACAGAGCCGACGCCCAGCATGCCGACCTGGCTTTGGTTGCCAGCTTCCGCCTGGATAGTTTTGGCGAGTAGATCTCTGTCGCTTAGGTTCATTTAGAACATTCCAATGTATTTCAGCGCGCCCAGCGTTCCGAGGATGCCAGGGTTTTCAGTCTTGCTTGTCGTGCCCTGGTTCATGTTGGCCGCTCCGAGTGCCGCCAGAGGCGCTGAGAGGCTGTTCATAGGCGCGTTAGCGTAGTTCGACATGTCATTGGCCGCGCTATCCAGTAACGCCTGCTGTAGGCTCTGCTGTAGCAACCCCTGTTGCATTAGGTTCTGGTTAATTGTTTGGCCGGTGTTGAACGCCTGGTTGGCCAGGGATCCGAGCTGGCTCGCCGCGCCCAGGCGACCCGTGCGGTCTGCCATCGCGTTTGCCATTGCGGTGTTGTACCCGGCCATGCGTTGCTGCGCCGCCATGTCGCCAGCCATGCGCCCGTACTCCGCGTTGGTCGTGCCCTCCACGAGAGCCTGACGGGATCCGCCGAATGCGTTTGCTCGCTCAGCCTGCGCGCCGACGTTGTTGATCGCCATCAAACGCTGCCGCTCGATGTCGTTCTGCGTGCGGTCGATGACCTCCTGCGTGTAGGGGTTCATGTACGCGCCCACGTTGAGCGGCCCAGCCATCGCTTGCTGCGTGCCCGCCATGGCGCCTTGCAGCCCGGTAGCCGCCGCCTGGTTGACGTTAAACGCCGGGTTGGGCGTGGGGGCGGGGGCTTGAGCTGGCGTTGCCGGGGGCGTCGCTGGCGCTGTGCCTATTACTGGCTGGACTGTTCCGCCGCCTTTTGTTCCTTGGGCGCCCATATCAAGCCTCCTTGTTTAAAATGCCGACGACGAAAAACTGCGCCGAGCGTAGCGTGAACGTGACTGCACCGCGCAGGGTGCGTTTCTTACCTGAAGCAAAATCGATGTACCGGCGGAACTCTTCGTAGTGCTCCGCAGCCTTGCCTTGCTCGATCTTCTTGCGGCCCAGCGTGCGATACCCGCGTCGGATCGCCTCGCCCCACCACTTGTCGTGGAGGTTGTGCATGCACCATACAACTGCCTGACGCTTGCTCTGGTAGTTGAAAACGCCGGACGCGACTGCGTGCGTTGCGATGACGCAATCGCTGTCGTTGCCGCCGCTAGGCTCGTTTCCGCTATCGTTGTTGCTTGTCGCCGCTGGCGCGTTGCTTTGGTTGTAAAGAGTTCCGTTTACATTAACGACGGGATCGCTTGCGCTGTTTAAAACTGTGCCAGTAGCGATTGTCGTGCCCGTTGGAATAACTGTCGCGCCAGAGCTGGTTGTGGACACAGGTGTGTAGTCGTCGTTGTCGTTATTGCTGCTGCCGTAGTTGATGTATGGATCAAGAGTTGGATCACTTTCCAGTGCATCCCAGAACGCATCGCTATCTAAATCAGATGTAATTAACCCTGTTTCATTAGCTAGGTTGCCACCGTAAGCTATCGCGTCTGGCCCAGCGACTGGCGCAACTTGCG